CTTATCGCCCAGGTGATAGCTCTACATTCCCGCTCCCAGCGACAAGCACCTCGGCAACTGGGGCCATTACTGTTACTATTACCGCAGCAGACGTAGTCATCGCCTCTGGCACTGACCGGTCGAATTTAACCGAATCTTATGTCACTGTTTATTACACCAAGAGTGCATAGGCAACGCATATTTTAACAATAAAGGAAAGGAGTAACAAATATGCAAGACGAAAACTTTAACGACCCGATTGGCCCAGGCGAAATGCCTGTAGACCCAGGAGAGGAGGAATAGATGGCGGTATCACCTCTAGCAACGGAAGGCTATGCAGCCGACCCTAGCAATTATAGCGGCCCAGAGGCTCGTACAAATATCACTGCCATTACGATTCACCACATGGCCGGCGTGAATAGCGCGGCTGGATGCGGTGCAATCTTTCAACGCCCAGGGCGTGGTGGATCATCCCACTACGGTATCGGCGTAGATGGCGAAATTGCGTGGTATGTTGACGAAGATTGCGTGGCTTGGACCAATTCAAATTGGGCTTCAAACCAATGCTCTGTAACGATTGAAAACTCGAACTCAGAGCTTGGTGGCGAATGGCCAGTTTCAGATGCAACTTTGGCTTCTTGTATTAAACTCGTGGCAGATATTGCCAAAAGGAACGGCCTTGGCCATTTGGTACCGGGAATGAACCTAACCTGGCACTCAATGTTCGCTGCGACTTCATGCCCTGGCGATTATTTGCGCGCTAGGATGCAATATATCGCCGATGAGGCCAACAAAATCAACGAGGGTCAACCAGTGCCACCAACACCGCCAACACCCACACCAGGCTTCAAAATTGGCGATAAGGTCACTCTGAAAGATTGGGTTGACTATTATGGCACGCCACTATATAAAACACGCGATTTCTACTTTATAAGTGAAATCAATGGCGATAGAGCAGTGCTTCGCGCCGATGACCTTGCAGGTCCGGTTTATTGCGCGGCAAATACCAATAATTTGACCAAGGTTGGCGATGGCCCGGCACCAACACCAACACCATCTGCAATCAAGGTTGGCGACAAGGTTTTGCCAATACAATTTGTCGATTATTATGGCACTCCATTATATAAGACGCGTGATTTTTACTATGTAAGCGAAATATCCGGTGATCGTGCGGTACTCCGCGCTGATTCGATGGATGGGGTGGTTTACGCAGCTTGTAATACTAACAACTTAAAAAAGGTTTAATATGGCAACTAAAACTACCAAAAAGAATGTACTACCAAATAAGATATACGAGGCGTTGCGTTGGATCGTGTCGATTGTATTGCCGGCCGTGGCAACACTAATTTCGGCTCTCAATGCTACTTGGAATTGGGGTTGGCCGATTGAGGCTATACTCGCGACATTTTCCGCTGTTGAAACATTCCTAGGTGCGGTATTCCTAGGCGCAAAAATCGCTAGTAAATAATCATCCATTCCTGGCTTTGTGGGGTGTGCCGGAGGGCAGGTGCACCCGACTAGCGTCCTGCGGTCCGTCCTTTCTATCGCTCTTATTGTACCTTTATAAGTCTCACTAATGCATGATATTTCATTCTTAAGTTCCTAATAAAACAAAAAGATATCCAACACGGCGCATGACCTACGGATAAGAGCTAGGTATTGCGCCCTAGAACCGTGCTGCCTGGGTTGGTAATCGTAACTCCGCCAGCCCAGGCAAGACGGTTTTAGGCCGTGGTACTTTAACGTGCAATAGACAATGAAGGGGGTGTATTTATGTCTAAGGCAAGGAAGCGCTACGGAAAGCAAAAGAAGGCAAAATCACCGGAACCCAAGACGTCCAGCAATGACCGTCACCATATCTTTTTTCAGAGGCGATGCTACACCGGTGCGCTGGCAAGTCTTAGAAGCTATGCGTATTGCGTGGTATGTATCCCAAAAGATTCGTTGCATCGGCAGATTCACGAAGCTATGGCGGCGGTGCCTACGCCCAAACCAGCAAATGCACGGGAAGCCTTGGCCGAACTTAGGACGCTTTACCACTATGGTGGTATCAGTGACAATGATGACATCGAAAAGCGCCTTAAGGTCTTGATTGCGCTGTTTGATTATATCGAGCAGCCTACGGCGGATGCGCTTAGAAAGCAGTTGTTTGTTGTGCAAAAATACAAGGGCTCCCACTAATGGGGGCCCTTTTCGTGTTTTGGTGAAAGTATGGTATAATTAAACCAAAGGCGGCGCGTTTGGTATAAAACGCAATGGTACAGTCTTTAGAGCAATACGTTGCACAGGCCACACAGGCCTATCAGCCAGCGGTTGATGCTTTACAGTCTCAACTCAACTCGCTAGATAGCCGGTTGGCCAATACAAATGAACAAATCAATCGGAGTTACAACCAGCAACAGGCTGATTTGAATCGGAGCCGAAATATGGCCGCGGAATCTGCATCAATGCAAGCCGCAGGTTCGGGCGGTTCTTTTGGTGGTTCGGCAAATCTAGCAAACAGACGATATTATGACAAGACATTTGTGCCGGCAGTGACACAGATGAAGACGAACCAAGCCAACGACTTGGCTTCGGCAAGACAAGCAAGTGATGATATGAGAAATAATATCAACACTCAACTTGCGAATATGCGGTCACAAGCTAACCAACAGGCCTTAGCGCAGTATTATGCGGATCAGGAAGCCGAAAGAGCACGCGCAGCCCAGCTACAAGCACAGAGAGAAGCAAATGCGGCACAAAATGCCTACTACCAATATTTGATGGAAGCCGCTAAACAAGGAAATCAAGGTTACAAAAACTGGGACTTTGGCAATGGCTATTCGGTGCAAGAAGTAAACGGTGAGGCTACATACCGATACAATGGCAACCCAATTTCAGCCGGTCAATTCTTGAACGCAACTGGCGCAAATGGTGCTAGATGGGATTTGTGGAATGACATTTGGAATAATGGTGTGAGCACCAGGGGTGTGGGCTCGGATACGGTCGAGGCATTTAACAAGTTTTCGCCAAAAGGCTACGATTATTTATTTAAGGCTAACTAGGAGGTAGAATGGCTTTATATACATATAAATCAAAACAAGACGCGTTGGCACCATTGGCCAATTATAGTGGTGACGACACATGGGTTAGGAACCAGCTATCTACATTCGGATATGGCCCAAGCGTTGCGGAAACACAAGTATACAATGCGATTGGTAGACAAACTGGTCAAACCGCTAACTCTGGCGACAATTTTATCACCAAGAAACTAAAGTCCGCGGAGAATGCTTTAGGTACCACCGGCGCAGTTATAGCGACTGGTGTGCATAATATGGAGTCTAACGAGCACACGAAGAAGGTTGATCGTGAGCAAAAAGACGAGCGTGACGCTTTATTCCAGAAGTATGGTTTTGAATCGCGTGACGACTATTATAAGCAACTTGAGAACTCATGGGATGCAGATGGTAATGCTACGGCGGAGACTGAACGGCTTTTGAATATCCCAGGTCTTGATGAAGCAGAAAAGGCGCTCAATTCTAAGCAAATGAATGAAAAAAATGAGCGTGCAAAAGAACTTAGAGATTGGGCCGAGAACAACTATGCGTCTAAAAAGGTAAGCCAAGATCGCGGCAAATTCCTCGGCTCGGCTATGAATACTTTGTCTACTGGTGCCGATGTGCTGACCATGGCTGCCGGTGTACCAACTGGCGCAATAGCAAATGCTGGTCAAGGTGCATGGGAAGGTATTGCTGATGAACTCGAACAAAATGGCCTCGAAAACTTTGATTGGGGTAGGGCCGGCCAAAATGCAGCCATTGGTGCCGCTTCGGGTGCTGTTACTGGCGCAGTAAATAAGGGTCTTAATAATGCTATGACAAAACGCGGTGGCAATTTGCTAAAAGGCGGAAATGCCTTGACTCGTGGCATCAATGCCTTCAACCAAAATACGGGCGTTGGGCGCACACTTTCGACCATCGGTTCTGGTGCAGCGCGTGGCGCAATTTCTGGTGCCGTTGGTGGCGCGACTGGTGCCGGTCTATCATCGGCCCTTAATGGTGTTGAGCTTGGCGAGGGGATTTCTAATACTTTGCAGGGTGCAACTCAAGGTGCAGCGCAAGGCGCTATCGCCGGTGGTGCTATGGCTGGTGCCAATTTGGCGGCTAATGCTGCACTCAATAAGTTTACTCCCGGTCTTGCGGAACGTATACAAGAAAATCAAATGCGCAACGCATCCTATGGTGATACTTTGCGTGATCAGTTTAAGGGCGCATATACGTCAGGTGACAGCGTAGTTGCCGAAAATGTGCTGAAACCAACCGTACAAGGATTTAAGAACGTAGGCGAAGGGCTTGAGATTTTGGCCAATAGAAATGGCAACAATCCTATGAAAAATGTTGGGATGCGTATTGAAGATGTCGCCACCGAGACTCCAGAGGAAACTGCCAACACGATGGTTGAACAACCAACTGAAGCACGGACGGTCCCGGCAGACACAAATTCGCAATGGGATAATCTGGCTGTCGAGGCTGGCTACAAAAACTACGATGAAGTTATCCAGAAATTCATGGAGGCTAACCCAGGCGCAGATGTCAATGCTGGTGCAGTGCTCACGTGGCTTGACAATAACCCTGGCGATTTTGGTGCAGCCTCAACGGCAGTAGATGTAGCAGAGGAAACGACTAAACCTTTGACAGGAAAACAAATCAAGGCCAAGCGTGAAATTGTAAAGGATATCACAGACCAATTCGAGGCCGTAGACCAACCAACCGCAAGGGCGACCAAACCGAATGAAACATTCTATAACCTATATGAAGAATGGGGATTGAGCGATGGCGATGATATCAGACAAGCGGTGTCTTATGCGGAACCGGGCAGTTTGATACCAGAAATGATCCGTGAGGCCGCTGGTGAGGCCGGCGTGGTGGATTTGTCCGATGCGCAGGGCTTAATTATGGACCTAAAAATCAATAAGAAAAACTACAATAAATACGTAAATGCCCTTGAGGACATCATGGATTCTACTGATACTACCATAATTGGTGGGAAACGTGGTGTTGATGCACTTGAGTTGCAAAGAACACTTGAGAAGATGGCCAGCGATGCACGAGGCACAAATGGGACATATCATATCGGCAACACCGTAGTTGATGAAACAATGGCCCGGAATTTCCAAAGAATTGCAAACAATATCGGTGACAAGCTAGATGAAGCGGCAGTATCTAAAGGAGTTGTGCAAAACGTGCTTAATCGCCATGCTGGCGACATCCAACAAATGCGCAACGCATTCCCAGATAATGCACAATGGCAAGATGCAGTTGATACTAAGGTTTCAAGCGCGAACACCATCCGCGATTTGAGGCACTCAATCAAAGACCTTACTCGTGCAAATATCTTTATTTCAAATGGCGATGAACGATATTCAACATTTGGTGGCCGATATGCAGCTAGAGCCAATGCAATTCCTACGACTAAGGCTGGTGCAGTCAACAGAGTCGTAAACGATGTGTACGATAAAGTTGCCGGATCGCGTGCGGCGAGGAATATGCGCCTATCTAAAAATGCAAAGATTGTCAATGGCGAAACCGCAACCCCAACTCGTGGCACTATGATGAAAACTGCCGCATCAGCTACCCCAGATATCGCGCAGGTTGCTTCTACGACAAATACTTACAAGCCATCAACCCAAATCTATAATGCGGTTGGCCGTGTGCAAGGCGAAATTGAAGGTGAAAAAGCAGCCCAGAACTACTTGGATGTTGCGGCTGAAGACATGGGCACGGTGGCAATCAATAATTCTAATACCGACCCATCAACTTCCCTTTATAACACGGTTACAGGCGGTAATATGGCTACAAATACCGGCTCCTTAATGGCAACTATGAGTAGCGATGATTACTACACCAACCTACTTGAGAGGGCCTTGAACTTGGCAATGGAAGCAGACGATGCGCAGGCATTTGGCACGCTTTATGGTATGTATCAAGACGCGTTGGCGCAACAACAAAAGAATACGACTTCAACTGAGGTAAAACTAACCGATAAGCAACGCCAGGCAAACGCAGCAGAGCGTGCGCTAAACGACTTTGAGGGTATGGAGAACAACTTTGGATTCGATGTGTCAGACATTCCGGTGCTTGGCCAAGTCGCAAATTTCGGTGGCAACGAATACAAATCAAAAGCCGAGGCATTAGCACTCCAAATTGGCTATATGTTATCTGGCGCAACCGTAAATAAAGACGAAGCAAAGAAGATCGGCGAGTCTTATGTACCACAACCACGCGATAGCGAGGCGGTGCGGAGAAGCAAGCTAAACCAACTTCGTGGCATAATCTCAGACTACCAGAAAACTTACGAGGGATAAACAAAAAGGCGCACCTAACTGGTGCGCCACCCTCATTAGTCGTAGCGTTTTTGGATATCATCTGCTACTATTTTTTCCAATTCTTCAATTTCGCTTGTATCTGCGATAGTACCGTCTGGCGAGTCAAGCTCTCGGCACTCAAAACTGCTTTGGAATAATGTGCACATAGATAAAACATCGGTTATATTCAAATAACTGTTGGCTGTGATTGTTTCGTTTGCTGCGTCTACAATCGCACTAGCGCAAGATTCCCGGATTTCTTTACGGGCTTTTTTTGTGTCGCCATAATCATGCAAATAACATGACACCAGGCACTTCACTGCTTCGTCATAACTTGCGCGTGTTTGTTTTTGTATTTCTTCTGATTTTTGTCGTTCTTTGGAATGGGCCCAATTTATATACACAATATAGATAATTAGCCCCACTATTACAATCGCCATGATTATGTCCACTGCTTCGCTCCTATTATGTGATATTTTTATTTTACCCCATTTTTTGTTTTTATGTCAATGGTGAGCCAACATTTTCTATTTCATATCGGGCGCAATAATTGCCGCTTCTTTAATCCAGAATTGTTTTGCAGGGAATGAGCCACCATCAAAATTGTCCTCGTATGCCACCAAATATGCTTGGACCGTAGTTGAGCCAGTCCGAAAGACTGATATTTGCCCAGTTATTGTGGAATTATATTCAAACTCAAACGTTCCAGCTGGATACCATTTTTGTCCATCTGGGCTGATTGTATACTGAAACTCGGCTTGATCAACTTTCGGAGCAGTGATATTTATTGTTTGAATCACATACGGTGTAGGCGTATAGCCGGCTGGTATTGAGCCACCGCTAAAAGTGATTGTTTGTTCAAATGTTGTTGCGGTAGATAGCGAGAGATAATCTGAGTTTAATATAAAATCGTTAGGCTTCATCGTAGTATATCCTATAGTGCATTCTAGCGCCGTAGGAAATTGTCCCCGGCTGGTAGGTCGGCACATTTAGCTTTATATCATTTTTTGTAATTGATGCAGTGTCAACAACCTTGGTAGAAAACCCTAAGTTGTTAGTTATGTAACCATCGTCATAGTTCGGATATTCCATCCACAGCATTGTTTGGGGAATATACCCAAAGTTGTGCTTGAATGTTATATTGTTGCCCATCTCAACTACGCCTTTTTTATATAGTTTGCGGTAGTTGCGATCCGTGTCGATTGTAAATACTTTGGCTTTGCCTTTTGTTGGCGCCAATCTAGCCGAACTCCCAACGGGTTCAAACCCGTATAAACGATAGTACAAGGTGGCTGAACCGTCATCACTGTTTCTGTAACTAAGGTAGATATTATCCCCTAATGTGGCGATTGTGAAGCTTACTTTGTAACTTATCCCTGTTCCAGTGTATGTTGCTTCTTTGCGATAAGGCGCTGGCTTTGGCGATGTAAAATCTGAATTGAAAGAACAAAGGCCAAACAATAGTGGCCTGAATGGTAGGCCGTGTGGTATATATACCGCTTGCGAGGATGGTTGCAACTGCCCTTCTTTTACCAGTATCAGCTTGTCCATCTCATAATCAGTATTGAGTAGGAAATCGGTGGGTTCAACTCTTGCCATTATTCCCCCAATGCGTCAAAGACGTTTTTAGATTTAGTCACTGCAATAATTGGCTGGCCGTTCTTATGGAAACCGATAAGGATGCGAGGCACATTGTTTGGATCGCTTAGAACGATGCCGTAGGTGCCGTTTTTGAGTTTGCCTTCTTGTAAGGCGGTGCCGCCGTTTTGGCTGATGGTTTTGGTTTGATTCTCGGCAGCAATTTGCCGGAAGTTGGCATCTATTTGTTTTAACGCATTCGGTAGGTCCGACTTGCTTGATATTGGGTTGTAGTTGAGTGCCATTGTCCTCCTATCTTAATCTTTGAATCTCAACTGATAAGGTTTGGCTCTTGAAATTGACCGGTTCAAATGCAGCATGGTGCTGGAATCTCATTTGGCATCGGTAGAATTGGCCGTTGACTTGTGGTGCCATTGTGAGCTTGGTTGGCGTGACTATATTGCCGTAGCTTGGCGGATTGTCCCAAACATAGTGCTCATTTACTGGCGTGTTATTTTGCAGATTGATTGAAAATGCGTACTTCACATCGTCTGTAAAGTCTAGGGCGTAACCACACTTGATGGTATAATTGCCGGCCACTTTAGCGAATTCTGGTCGCCATTTTGTGATGCGGTGGAGCTGGCTTGGTGTTCCAAAGTGTAAGTAGGCGGTTTCGAGGTCAAAGTCTATTGGCGCGCCAAGGTCCGCATATTCGTTTGTAGTAGTCTCGAAGCTATATAGTTGCCCAAACTTGCTAGAACCGCAAATAAAGCGGTTTGATGTGGTCTGGCGGCCTATTGTAGCGGAGATTGGTAGTCCGGTGTCGAATGATTCCCAAAGTCTGAGGTTGACATTATAGACCAGGCATGAATCGTTGAGGCCGTTGCCGGTGCTCGAATAAAACACATATAGCCGGTTGCCGTAGAGTTCGAGCGTGATTGATTCTTTGCCTTGTATAGCGTCATAGGTGCCCTGAATGGTATTTTGCGTGATACTTGCTTCAGATGAGCCGTCAAAGACATAGATGCCGTCATCGTTGGCATAATACGCGTAGTTTAGATCGCAGACGGTTGATTCTTGGCTGAATGTGCCGTGTTGCGCGCTGGAAGCCTGTTGCGTCCATACATCGGCGGTTTGGCTAAACATATAATATTTGTTGCGCCTGGTTAGGAAGTAAACTACACCACCGAGGTTGAACATAGCGGTCAACGGGTCGCCGGTCTTTATGGCCGGGAAGTTTTGCCTGAAATCACGGTCAAACGCATCGTAGCTGTCAATCGCTGTCGCAATATGCGAAATGGCCGTCACGGTGATTGAAGCACCAGATATTGTGGTTACTTCGGCGTAGTTATTGTTTTGGTCAATTACGATATCACCAACGGCGATGTTGGCCACTAGGTGTGTGCTAGATACCGGTGTCAAAGTCGAGGTGTTGATTGTCGTAGTTGTTGTAGCTCCTGGCACATACGCATTTAGTGTCGCAGTCGTTTCGAAGTCTGCCTCTGGTGCGTACTCGAAGCCATACGGGTAGGTCCAGACGGCCTGTGTGGTCGTATCGGCATCAAAGTACATCATATTGTCTTGCGTGCCGGCTAGGATATTTGAGACATTCAAAGTCAAGGTTTCGCCTGATTTCAAGTCGGTTGTTGGAATGGCCGAATCTGTCCAGGTTGATGGATCAATAATGCGTGGCCCTTCTTTGCCATCTGCGTAGCGGATTTTATTCACATTTTGCGAGAACCGCACTTTTGTCACTCCGCTTGGCAAGGTTCGGATTGATGTTATAACGCCAGCGTCAGACATACGATATAACGTGGTGCTGGTCGTAGTTTTGAATGTAAATAGAATAGTCTTTGTGCCCTCGATATTGGCTTCAAATAGGTTGGTCACATATCCAGCCGTGGCTGTATTTAACTTATACATTGGCGTGGTGCCACTAGGACAGGCAACAGTAAACACTTGTTTGCCAATGCCTTGGGTTGATAATTGCAGCGTTAGGGTGCCGGTGGGCGCATCTCTAAATACAAATTCGGTATCGGTTGGGGTGGTGGTGAGATTTTGGGCGCATGAAGTAGCTACAATATCGCCATCGCCATTAAGTAGATTTGCCTGCAATACGCCATAATCCGTAGCATTTGATGCGGCCACTGTTAGGTTGATAGAATATACTGGGTCTGGGCTCGTAATTGATAATGCTACAAGTGTAGCATTTTGCATAGTGTAAGAAACGCTGTACGTATCTTGGGTTTTAGATTTGCCGATTGGCTCGCACATTGCAGCAATTCCACGGCGTGTCTTATACTCGCCGATTCGGTCAAATCGAGCGTTCTGTGCCAAATAGATTTCGTCAAAGTCCATCGTATCGTTTGGTTTGTAAGTATAGATGCCTTTGGCGAAGTTGGTGGTCGTTGGGCTCGATTTTTTGGTTGTTGCGCTTGGTATTCTGCGCGCTTTTGAGAAATTAGAACCGGCCATCTGCGTACCCTCCAAAGTATGGTAGTTTGGCTTGGTTCTTGGCTGTTAGATTGCCCGGACCGTAGCGTAGCTTCATGTTTGTCAGGATTTGGTCTTGTTTGTTCTCATAGATTTGTGCGAAGTCGAAGTTGTCGCGCAACTGTTCGGCTCTGGCCAAGGCGCCAAGCAATAGGGCCTCCATATATTCGGGCGGAATGGGTGGTTTGTCTGTCGGATTGACCAGCGGCTTCGGGTTTACTAAGAATAGATGCGTCACAATGAAGCCATTGTTGTCGTTATCTTTGTAGATTCGCCAGTATAGTTTGTTCGCGAATATCGTGTAAACCATGGTGTGAGCATGGGTGTCTCTGAAGAACTCCTCTGGTGAGATATATTCGAGCTCCTGGCGCGGTTGATCATGTTCGTCCGCCGGTTTGGCATACATATAAAATGTGCCGGCATAATATGGTGGGAGTGGTGCTTCACCTTTGAAGTCAACACCATATTCTTCGATGCGCTGCATGAATGGGTATTTGTCCTCGCCGAGGATTTCGTTTAGCGATTGGTTTAAGAAATGGGTCAAGGTGTCCCCATCAAAGTCCTCGTCTTGCAGCCTTTTGCGCAAGAGATTTTTAAGTGATTCGAGCGTGTAATCCATTAAGATTCCAACGCACCGACCTTTAAGATTATTATACCATAAAATTGGCGCATTTTTGTATTGACTTTGGCGCACCGATGGTGTATAATGACAAGTAGAATTCGGCTACGAACTGAAGCTCTAACTATTATTTAACAGTTAGGGCTTTTGTTTACCCAAAACTGTGTTATAGGCGGTAGCGCGCGAGCTTGCCTATAACGGATAGTAATTTAATCTGCATCACTTGAACCTCGAAAAGGGTTTGGTGTTGATGCACTGGAGGTAGATATGAAAAGAACGGGGAAAACGAAGCGTATCAATGAAATTGAAATTGATAGGCTTCTAAAGAAGCCATCATTTTCAATGATAGGGGGTAAACTATGCAGCGATGCCGAAGCAGAGTCTGGTGCTGAACGGTACATCAGACTTCTAAATGCGCCGGAATGCAGACTGTTCTTCCTAAAGGTGATGTACCATCTGCCATACGACACACGAGAGCAGATATTGGAAGCGGCCACAAAGCCATGGGTCAAAATACCAAAGAAATACTTTACCTACTCGGCAAAAAGGGAGCTTGCAAGATTCGGTTTTTAGATTCTCCGTTTAGAAAGGAGAATGCATGAAAATATCAGAGGCATTTGATGCCTATAAGACCGAGTACATGGTTATTAAAGGCCTATCCAGACGGGTACTCGAAAATAACGATTTTGTCAAACAACGGTTGATTAGGTCGGTTGGTGACAAGGACATTGACAAGCTAAGATTAGGAGATGTCTCGAAATTTGTCGAGGACATTATGACGTGGGTAGCGCGAGATGGTGAAATTAGGGTGCGGAAGCCAAACACCATCCGGAACGACATTATGAGGCTTAGATCAGTGCTGAAATATATGGGTATACGTGGCGAAAAGTGTCTAAATTATGAACTTATACCATCGCCCAAACCAGAGCAAGTGACAAGGCCATTTTTGTCTGCGAACGAAGTGACTAGGATGATTGACAATGCGTATAGCTTGCGCAACAAGGTTGTCATATCTCTGCTTTATTCGTCCGGAATACGGCTATCTGAAATGCTGCAACTAGATATAGATTCGATTCAGAATCGCAAGTTTACTGTGGTTGGTAAAGGCAACAAGGAACGTCTGTGCTTTATAGACGAGCGCACCGAGAAATTATTGGCCGAGTATCTGGATCAACGAAACGATGATTGCCGGGCCCTCATAATATCGTTGAACCGCAAAGGGCGGATGACGCCATCCAACGTGCAATTACTTATAAGGAACTCTGCTTTGCGCGCTGGCATCGCAAAAAAAGTAACGCCCCATGTTTTGAGGCATTCATTTGCAACTAACTTTATATCAAACAATGGAAATATCCGAGTTTTGAGCACGCTCCTCGGCCACTCAAACGTTGGTACTACGATGATCTATACTCACATAGTAGATAATGAATTGGAAACTTATTATAAGGCGTTTCACTCTGTTATTGATCGTAATCCTGTGGAAAACTATGGCCAGATTTGCATTGACAAAAGCGGAATGCTGGTGTATAATTAAAGTATCAAAAAACGAACTTTCACAACGTAGCCGATAGTATAAATGGTGGAGTGTATGGGACTCGAACCCACGACCTACTGATTGCGAACCAGTCGCTCTACCAACTGAGCTAACACCCCAATTTGTAATGTGCAGGTTGGGACTTTACTAGAGCAATGCGAATGTATCGCGCTAGCGAGAGATAGTATGCAGCGCGCACGCACAATCTAGTAAAGATGGCTCAGGCGGGCCATTTATATTAACGGTTTCAGATAATGGAACCGTTTTTTGGTGTTAGAGCTTCAGTTCGTAGCCGAAACTCTAAGCGCATATTAACAATTTGTAATCGTTTGCATAGCTCAGGCCACTAATCTGGCCCCGCACTAAAGCTCACCACTCTGTATCGGGGTTTCTTCGCTCATGATTTGGTTCATTCTTATAGTGGCCTGGGTCGTGCGAATGATTGCACGTGCACATTAAAAAACAACTATTTAAGCAATTTGGCCCACTGGTCGGACCCTAC